TTCCATATATTCATCTTATCAATATCTAATAAGATATCCTCCCAAGATGTGGGATGTATTTTTTCTCCAGAAAAAATATCTAAAAACTGCTCATATTGTTGCTTGCCATGGAATGCAATTTCTCTTTGAGCTTGATATAAAACCATTTCTTTCCAACTAGGATCTATGGAATCAGTAAAGGCCAACATCTTACCAATTGAAGATCTATCAAGTTTGCCAACATAACGCTGAAGAACAGGATTGAAGGTTGGTGTACGTTTAAGAAAAAGAATTTCATCTATACTCTTATATGTTATGAACTTCTCAGTTTTATTTGCTGGAGTGATCGGCATACAAATCCAATCAGAGAAAGCCATGATACGTTCGTGATTATAGATAAATCGATATGCTGCTAGTACATATTTCAAATTATCATCTCCATAATTTATCAGATCAACAACTTTGAAGAAATCCAATTCAATAGTTCTATCCATGAAATCGTGATTAAATGGACCAAAAGGATTTATCGTTTTCTCAAAACAAAAATAGAACATCAAGATTTCAATTAAACATTCACACAGACAATTAACCATTGCAGTACCATATACTCCACTTGGCATACCATCAAAGAATAATAATATATCAGGTCCATACATAACAACATATTGTGAAAGAGCATCTAAAACCATTTGTGCTCTTTGATGCTCTATAGGATTAGCAATAAAGAAATCACTCTTAGCTATTATCCACTTCAAGATCAAAATAGCATATCTCAATACCAATAGCACCTTATCATATTTTGAAAAGTCTGAATCTAACCATCCTTTACTTTTAGTATCTCCTTTACACATACGCATCAATCTTTCATGTAATTCTGGACCTATAGCATTCATACCAACTTGTGCAAACAATTTATCTCTCATGGAAAGGAATTGTTCCATGATCGGAGCCAGGTACATTTTGCACAATATCAAAAACTCCATATTTCCAGAAAAGAAAACGCGAGCACCGCCTTCTGCATTCTTCGAATTAGTAATGATCTCATCTTTCAGTGATCCAACAGCAATATTTAATGGAGGAATACCTTGATCCATTCTTTCCAATAAAATCTGTATTCGTTGAGACATTGCAGCTACAAACATAGGATCTTCATAAGATCCTACTACGAAATCATCTTTGGTTTTACCTGAATATGGAAACCCAGCAGCAGTCTTTCTATTCATAGGTTGAGATAATTTTGTTCCAGCTATAACTTGCTTAACAGATAACATCTTCATGTCAGAGTAATCCATATATTTGTCTAAATGGTCAAAAAGAAAAGTGCTAGCCTTCATAAACGGATCATTATGCTTTATTTTCCCTTTAGATAACGTTTGTCTCATTGCAGCTAAAGTACTGTTAATATAGCACCCATTTTCTACACGTGGATATAATATAGGTATAGTATATTTTTCAATTTCTGGAAACATTTTAAGAGCCTTATCATAGAGATCAGTTTTAACAAATTCACTTCCTATCAATGGGAACATTAGGAGCAGAACCTACATAACCATCAACATATGGTAAATGGGTAGTTATGCTTTTATGATGTACTGTGTCTTTTAAATCAATATTGAAATCTTTCTTAAATAAATCCTTAATTGAGTCTGCATCATGATTGAATGTAATAGCTGTATTAATCAACTGAGGCCCCACATACTTAATGGGTGTAAATACTCCAGTGCTATCATCAGAGACCATAGAAAACAACAAACCTATAATCCTGTAGTCAATTTTTGATCCACCCCGCTGTGTCAAATATACAGGAGTTCCACTATATCCCAATTGTGATTTATAAGTGGTTTTTACATAGAGTGCTTCATCTAATTTTCCATATTTATCAGAATCTTTAATTGAACATGTATGGCTTATAACTTGTCCTGTAATATTATCTTCTCCATTTATGCTGTACACATCACCAGGCATAAATATGTAATCGTATATAATGCGCATAGATCTTCTTTGGCATATATAGGTAAAAGATACAACATCACTCAGATATTTTGTAAATATCTTGGGATCATATGATATGGTCATATAAGTTACTCCTGTATGTGGAAATCTCAAGTACATCTTTTCTCCTTCTTTTACGTCAACAAATGGATGATAATTAGTAAAAATCTTTCCTTCAGCAAAGACACCCTTAAATCTGGTATTTCCTATTGAACAATCAATGATATTATTCAATGTAAATTTTGGGATAGTGCCAGGAGACGGAGTAGTTACATTCTGGTGAATGGTAGCGTTCCAGGAATTAACCATACCATTTAGTGGACCTACATAATCACTTTTTGCAACAGCAATCTTATCATTTTCTTGTATATCTAATTCACTAGGTTTTTCTCCCAAAGATGTATGAGTTAATTTTTCAACACTAGTATAGTATTCATAAAGTTCTCCTAACTTACTAATGACAAGATAAACAGTACCTAAAGAAACTGATATTTTAAGAAAGAAACTAATTTTATTAATTGTTATATCAGTTAATCCTTTTCTCCAAGAATCAATGGTTACAACTGGCTGAGATAAACCAGACGCTGGAATAAGATCTACCCAATTAAAACCCAACATATAATAATGAACAGCCAAAACTCTAAAAGTATCAAATCTAGCATATATATTGAATGCCAGATGGGCAATAAAACTTAGAGGTATCAATGCATGGATAAGCATAAACATACATAAACGACGAGGATTAAAGTTTTTATGGCAAATGTACATTTCTACAAATTCTTGGATAAAAGGTGTGCAAGTTTGCATAAAGCTGAATGCAGAGAACCAAGTACCATAATATCCACATATCAAATAAAAACTTGTTACAAAAAATTGTTCCAATATTGTATAAGGTATAATATGAAGAGCTTCAACGGTCCTGAAATTTATCAATAAGGCAAGATCATCATTGTTCATTATCTCATCAAATGCTGCTGCACTCATTGTGATAGTGTCCACTTCTTCTACATCAAGTATATTCTGCTCAATTTCCATATATTCGGCAGGACTATCTACACTCATGTGATCATCAAAATCCAAATCCATATTATCAAAGGCTGCAACTATTTCATCTGCATCATCATCCAAATGTATTAAAGCTGGAGGTTCATCCTGTTTTTCCTCTTCATCATCATCATCGTCTCCACCAGGTTCTTGAATACATGATGTCAAAACAACACCTAAACCAATTGTTGGACGTTCAATCTTTGCTTGTTTCTTTCTTTTTGTTGCTGATATATTAGCTATATACATTCCATCGTCACTACTACTATCACTATCTTCTTCATCTTCTCCTTCACTCAGAAGCTCAATGACAGGAGGTAACATATCTTTAGGCAATTCTCGTCGTTTTACTTGTGTGTTGCAAATACACCAATCTCTTCGATATCTGCAATCCCTACACATACGAGTCATAGCAGTCATGTGATCTACATATCCATCTCTCTCACGAACAAATTTTTTAGCCTCACTTGCAACAAATCTCAGAATGTTATTTAAGCCTTGAACTTTCGTATCAACATAAGCACCCTTAATCACATCATACATCTTCATCGTGGCAATGACATGAGGATTAGTGACAAATACTTTATCTTGGAAGTGGATTAACACCTGCATTCTTCTCTGAAATGCACCCATATCTCTGATATAGGTTTCGGCTCCACATGATAAAAGATTTGAAGTTACTATAGATAATTTATTGTTGATGAATTGATTTTTCTTCTCAGAAATTTCAGCTTTGGGTATCTCGACAGTTTTAGTTCCATTAAAATCCATGAAAGTCTGAAACATTGGACTTACTTGCTCAGCTTGATTAGACATAATGCCAACATCATCAAATAATAAAACCTCTGAAAATGGTGTAATATTACTCAAAAAACGAAAAGTAGTTGGAATATTATCAGGAGCAGGTGGCAACCAAATTTCTTCATCGCCCTCCATATGTCTTCTCAATGTAAGATTTAAAGGTTCAACTAAAGCACTAATCACATTACTTACCATAGTGGTTTTCCCAATACCAGGAGGTCCCACAATACCTACACAAAAAGGTTGTTTTCTTTCCTTGAGATTAGATAACCCTGAATCAATAGCCATTTCTGCTCTCAATATGTCAGAACAAAGGGGTATATGAGTTGTAGCAATTTTAGTAGACTTCTCTAAAACAAAAGATCTAAATTGGGGGAAAAACTTCTTACAAGTAAGCATAGTAGTATAATCATCCATATAATAATCAGCAATGATTGGATCCCATATAGCTAAACATTCATGGAGCTTTCTGTAATCCTTCTCATTTACAAACTTAATTATCTTCATTAAAGTGGTCAATTTTGTCTCAAAATCAGATTTTGGAAGCAAATCTAAATCATTGTTCCATAACGCTGGTAAAACTTCATCAACGAGTGATCTATATGCTTTTGATAGATTCTCATAACCATCATTTAAATCAAAAATACCTACAATAGCTTTATAAATTGTTGAAAGATATTCAATACCAGGAATGAAATCTGATCCTATAGTCGCTAACAATATTGCAGATGATGAAATAACAAAAGCTTGAACACCTTTAAAAAATTTTGAATCTCGTAATCTTTTGAAGAATTCTGGAATTGAAAAGCCTGTATATATCAAATGTGTAGATCCTCCAACTGTGAATCCATATTTCATTACAATGGTGATAAAAGAAGTCATCCACAAGGTAGCTTTGACAACAGTATCAGGTAGTTGCAAAATAACATGTGTCGGTAATGTTACAACTAAATAATTAATCAAAACAGCAACATATTCATGAACAGCAGTACAATCTGAAATTTTCCTAATTAACATATTATCAAGCAACAAAATATTTTTATACAAAACGTGGAATGTTTCAGCAGTAAGTGATTTCTTGATTGCATCAGTAGGCATCATACCTAGAGAAAAAGAGCAAGAAGACAACACCAACACAGACAAATTATACATGGCATGTACAAACATTGATTGAGGCAATGTTAGAAATGTGGTCAAACAATAATGAAACATTGGAACAAACAAGTACATTAAACACCAACTAGTCCAACTCATTTGAGAATTATCAAAACCCATGTCAATGTTCTTCAATGTCAACTCAGCATTAATAAATATCCACAATGTATAGGCAGGTGCAATTCTCTTAAAAATTTCTTCCCAAAATGGCGCTAATATAACTACTTGTAGAAATAATATCAGGGGAATATCAGAACAAACTATTGACGCGAGATGTGCTCTACTCTTTGTCCATTGTTCATAATTCATTTCTTTCGTATATATTTTACCTTTCTTAGCTTTCATCTTACCTGGTTGTTTTATGGATTGATCCTTCATACGTTTTGTCTCTTCCTCAGTATAAAACGACGAATCAGCTTCCACTTGCTTAACAGCTTCCTCTAATTTCTTGGTATTTAAATACACCGTATTTTTATTTTTGGGATATATTTTATGAAAACTTTCTAAATATTTTTGAGCATCCATTTTGCCCTCCAAAATATCTTCATGTAATATATCAACTAGTGGTCTTTCATCCTTCATTAATAATTTTGTTTCAATAGCTTCAGACATCGCAGATCCTCTTTTCACTTTTGAATTATCAATATTATTATTAACACAGAATTGCTTAACTTCACCCGACATCAAGCTAGTTCTGGCCACATGGATAGATTTCTTGACTAACCCTTGTCTCACTCTATCACCCTCTTCCACTGCTTTCTTAAATAAGGCAGTAGCACTTGATTGAAATTTAGAAAAATACATACCATATAATCCACTCAACACATTCTTAACGGTATCTGCATCTTCATAACGATAATCATATCTACGTTCTTGATCATTTCCCTTCATATAATAATATAAAGACATATATACCCGAATATGACTTGTTACTTTTCCATTTAATTTCAATTTACTCATCTTCTTCTTAACATCACCATCTAAATCATACCACATATCTTCAACTGTGGTCTTGATATGATCAGGAACGAACTTATTAATATAAGTACTCACCGTCACAATTTCAATTCCATTTGTTGAAACTTCTACTCTAATTTTATTATTATCTTTGATATTAACTCTTGTGGATCTCATATTATAGCTGTGTCTTAAAAATTTTTTGGGGGGTTATGTTGCTCTTACGCGGCAACTACGCAGTTTCTCATACAAAACA